AGCATCACCAATCCACCCATCAGATTTACGCAAACGCTCTGGGAAGCAATCATCAACTTGCTCCCGAAGTTGAACGGCAGCTTTTGATAACCAAGGTTTCATTAGCCAAGAATCAATTTGGCTTCATCAGCAGTTAAACCAATACGATCAAGAATTGATTGGCGTTTTGCTTCTTTTGCTTCAGTTTCGGCTTTAATTAAAGCAGGTAATTTTTTTAATGTTGCATCAAATTCAGGTTTGGTTGGAAATGGTCTTTCATCTAACCACTCCAAACCATCTAAAGTGTCGCCAATTAAAACAAATTTAGCGTTTGGAACTAAAATGTCAATGACTTTTGCAATGTCTTCATTTTTCATTATGCACCTATTTCCATTAAAATAACTACTGATGCTGAATTTCCTGCTTGCGCAACAGCAGTTCCTCCACCATTTTCTTGAAAAAACATTTCATAAGTTAATGCAGATGTGCTTGCTGGAGAATGTAAATAATTGATTGATGCTGAACCTCTCCAAACTAAATTACTGTCAGTTCTACCATTTTGGGCAGCCCAATTTTGGACTGCTGCTGGTTCATTTAAAAAACTGCCATTGTATTTTATAGCCATATTTACACCAGAACCGGTATTAGTTGTTGGCTTTTGCATTCCATTCATAGTAAAAAACATTAAAACTTTGCTTGATGTGCTTGACGGTGTAATGGTCGCGGACAATCCTGTTGTTGCCATATTACCTGATGAATTATTAACAGTATCTGAATACTGCCCCATTACAACTTGCAACACTTTTCCACCACCAGCGGGAGTTGCCCATTTTAATCCTGTCGCTGTAGTGCTATCAGCTTGCAAAATTTGTCCATTTGTTCCAACAGCTAATCTTGCAACTGTATCAGCTGCGGTTGCTGCAATTATGTCGCCTTTAGCATCAACAATGGTTTTAGCAATTGCTGCACTTGCATTGTTAAATACTGTGGTGTCAATTGCAGTTCCAAGTGATCGGATTGCTGCTGCACCATCTTTGACCAATGCGGTGTCGTCTGGTGTTGTCCAGCTGTAATTTGTAGTGGTTGCCATTTTTCTCCTATTATCAGGCTACGATTGTAGCGTATTCCCAGGTCAATGTTGGATCTATTGTCTGCCATGTTTCACTTATTGGAACAGTATTCCATCTCATAGCCACCTGGCTAAATGCCACAGGCGATAGATTTATGGTCAGGAATAATTCATTGAAGCGAGTACGCCAAGACCAACCCTCGACATAACCCTCAAAAACGCCATTTGATATTTGCAATGGTAGGTTTTGAATGTTCAAAGGCTGACCCATGAATATAGTTAAAAGATTATCCCTATCGCTGTTATCTATTTCAGGATTGGTTATTGGAAAGGTTATAGATTGAAATGCTGGTAATGGGAAGGCTCGCTGCGCAATGTACCGATCTGCAACTTCCTGAGCATCTGCAGCTGAATGAATAACTGAGTTGATACTTTCGGCTTTGTAGCCATATAAAGCAATGGATTCTGCACTTGTTGCTGTTTTCTGTGATCCAAAGTTATTGCCATAATTGATATAAATATCATTGCGAATATCGGCTGATCTTGTAATTGTTGATAATCCTTGACCTAAAGCATGGTTAGCATCTAAATCAACATAACCATTGGCTGCTAGATATGTTTGGCGATGGTCGGCATCAGCGTAGCCAATATCTCCATTCGATGCTTCATACATATAACCAAATGCGCTGTCAGCAATAAAACTCGCAATGTTGTAAATTGTATCGGGTTCAGCAGCTCTATTTTCCATTGTGTAAAGACCAGGTTGATCAATCTCGCCCAATCCTTGATTTTCGGCATTTGCCCAAGTAGTCGTTGCATCATAAGTTGCCCAAGTTGTAGCTGCTGGAACATCATTCCAAGATCCAAGCAAAACACTTGAAAGCAAGTCGTAAATCTGGTTGCCATCCTCATCCTGTGAGATTGTGCCGTTGTAAATTTCTTTGGCAAGTTTAACCAAAGATCCCATTGCTAAAATAGTGTAATTAACCACAGTCGCTATTGACCCAGTTGCGCCAACTTCAACAGTAATGTCAGTAATATCTCCACCAAACAAATTAACATAAGATCCTGAACTATTTTTGACTTGCAAACTTAAACTGTCATTGATGGCAAAAGGCAAGGTTTGACCTGATAAAGCAATTAAACTAACTTGCAAATAAGATGGATTGGGTTGAGAATAAATATCGTTTCGACCTGCTTGATGAGTTATATCTGAAATTGCAATGTCTGTATAATCAGTTCCTGCAATAGTCAGTTTCCAGTCTGGTGTCCAAACTGTCATTATCGAGCCCTAGTAATCCCGCTGTTGTAAAGCTGTGGAACTGATCTTGATGCACTTTCATTTAAGACCTTGGCAACAGCTCTAGCAGATCCTTCGGGATCAACTGATTGAACTTGAATGTTGTTATTGATAATTGTTTGTCCGGGAGCACCTTTACCTGATGCTGCGCCACCTGCAAACTTAGGAGTTTCACCTGTTGCAATGGCTACTGAACCAAGACCAACAGCTGCTGCTGCGCCACCAACTAATAATGAAGTTCCGCCTGTTGCAAACGCTGTGGCAACTGATGCTGCTGCTGCTGCGTTGCGTAAGGCAACCATGGCTGCAACTAATGTCTGAACTGCTGCAACAAATGCAAGAATCTTATTGACCACAAAAACTGTGGCAATGATGCCTCCAAGAATTAGCAGTTCATCTTTGATGCTAATTACAAAAGATATAGTTGATTTGAGTTGCTGCCCAAACTCATAAGCACCTTGAGTTGCTTCGGTAATGCCGGCAGATACGCTATCAGTTCCAGTTAGTCCAGCAGCCAATGCTTGAACATTGGGAACAACTGTGGCAAGTAAGTAATCTGCAAATTCTTTAACAATAGGCAATAAAGCCACGCCAATTTGCTCTTTAGTTTCGTTTAGGGCAATGGTTAATTGCTTGAACTTAAATTCAGCGTTGGTTGCTTCATTGGCAATAAATCCGTTATATGTCTTGCCTAACTCTTTTGTGATTTCATCGAATGATTTAGTTTTAAGAGTAGCTGAATCAATACCTAAACCAAGTTTGCCTAAGGCTGTGGTATTGCCATCATAAGCCCGACCCAAGGCATTACTGACTGCCTCTAATGGCTTACCTGTGGCAACTGATATTTCTTGAGCAAGATTGAGCAATTCCTGCGCTTTAGTAATGTCATTGGTGGATCTGATTAAACGGCTTAACGCTGGTCTTAAAACATCATCGGTGGTAGCAGTCGCAATTGATTGTTTTGTAATGTATGTGTCGATCGCTGCAATCTGATCCTCAGTTGCCTTGGTGTTTGATCGAATAGTTTGTTCAAGTTTTTTGCGTGCTGATTCATCCTCGGCAGCAGCTCTTGCAGCAGATATGGCAAACGCACCAGCAGCAGCACCAACAGCAGCAAATGCCAATGCAGCCTTTTTGCCAAAATCGGCAATTTGATCAGCAGATTTATTAACTACCTTTTCAGCATCGTTTAACCCTTTTTTAAGGTTATCAATATCAGCTGCTAATGCAAGCGTTAAGGTTCTTGAATTACTTGCCATCAGCAAACTCTTTTCTAATATCTAACAAAATTTCCTCAAACTCTTTAATTATAGTTGGTTGTAAATGTCTAATTGTAGGATAGATAAACCAACCTCTTGAACCTGGTCCTTTTGGCATCGGTCCAGACCATCTTGGAAATTGCGGATATTTACTTGAACCAAATTCAGATGCCGCACCAATACCAAGTCGATTGCCTTTTGTATCATTGCGAGTGTTAAATTGAGTAGTTGCTCCACCTGAAAATTTTTGAGATGCAAAACCAAAAGATACTTCACCAAGCAATGAAGATTTTTTTACTTTACCGCCTTGAGCCACACGATCGGCAACCTTGCCTCTTGATGCAGCAACTCGCCTAATTTCACTTAATTCTCTTTGTGCTAATTCGCCAACCCTGCGCTTAGTTTCTTCAACAGCAATTTCACTCATATTTCTAATTACCTTAGCAAATTGAGCAAGTTCTTTTTTATCATAGACAATCAGAGGTTCGGTGCTAGTTGCCATTCCTTGCCTCCAAAATTTCTATTGCTGTTAGTATGTCCTCAGCTTCAACCCACTCACTCATTGGAATCTGTGTGGCTATTGCCAACTCAACCAATAACCTGTTTAGGCTTCCTGCCGGGTGGCTTTTGGGTCTGCATCACCGAC